ATTTGGAAAAACTCTGAGCTTTTAAACTTCGTATCTCAAATAATTCAATCAGAAAAAAATCAAGAGTTTTTTAAAGCACTATCATCTAAAAAATCAGCTATAAAATACGCAAACGAAACGTTTTACAAGAATTTAAAAATCATAAATAAATCAAAGTCACCTACCCGTTTTGGGTATATCATGAGAAAGCCGATTATATGGGCTTACTATAAGGCTGTCACCAAGTTTGGAAGGTATTTCGTATAAATGGGAAGCAATAAAGAGTGGATCGTACATAATTTATTCAAAGGTTTAAGTGCAGCGATAATCAAAAAAATAGAGGTCGATGTTGCGAAAGGTGGCGATCCATTTTTAGGAACACCAGACGAGGAAGACGCTAGGATTCATATTGATGACATGTTTGATAGTTGCGTAACAAACGATATCGTATATGAGTATTCTGAAGGATGGCTTGATCAAGTTAAGCATGAGTACTTAGAAAAGATATTTGATAAATTGGATCTTATTATTGACAAGTGGGAAAAAAAAGATCAGCTATAAGCTAGATAAGTAAACACTAAACTCTAGTTTCAGCTCTTTTGACAATTAAGTCGGAAGGGCTTTTTTTTATGCTAACGTAATTATTTTTACATTAAGGCTTATAAACAAAACCCCAGCGATCAAAAGATCAACAGGGGTATGGAGAAAACGCAGGTGTTGAAAGGATCAATCAGATTTGTTGATTTCCTGCGCTAATGAAAAAAATCATTAAATAACTAAACTATTTTCCTCAAGGTTAGAAACTGTAGTACCCAAAGCTTTAGCAATTCTTTTAAGAACATCAGGTCTAGGTTCTACTCGATGATTTTCAATACGTGAAAGTAAACTTTCTGAAACATTCACCTTTTGCGCCATCTTCCATAAGGGTAGTCCTTTTTCAATTCTCATAAGTTTTATAACAGGCTTCTTCATTTTTAATGTCTCCTAAAAAAATATTTTTTTCTACTCCTTTACATAGCTACTTTACAAATAAATAGAAAGCTCAATTTCAGTAATGTTTTTTAAAAAAAATTACCTGGTTTACTGCTTAATAATCAGTAGGATACAATTGTTTATTCCTGCGCTAATGAATCTTTCTTATAAAAATTCTTAGTTATATTTCCTTCCTTATCAGAAATTTTAGAAATTAAACCGTCTTCTTCAAATTGTATTGTTACATTGTCAAACTTAAGACCTGGATCTTCAGAGTTATCGATGGGTATTATATTGCTATTCGCTGGCAAAGGTATTGCTGTATTTTCCTTTCCTTCATACCAAGATAAACCTTTTTCCTCTGATTTATGTGATATTTTAATTTCTTCTTTTGTTGATACATTTACTAAAGTGCATTCATTATTCTGTATAATATTATATTTACCTTCTGATTTGCCTATAATTAAAATACAACTTCCCTCTGTTAATAAAAAAGATGATACTGTTATTTCGGTAAAGTTAAATACTTGAGAGAAATCAAGCAAATATTTTCCAGTGTATTTATCAGTTTGATTGCTGTCACTATCATCCTTCTCTTGCCCACAACTTATTAAAAATAAGGCTATAAGTAAGTATTTCATGTTTGATCCTTTCGTTTTAAGCTTGGGACCATCTCCCTAACTCTTATATGTAATATCGGCATATTTCAGAAAAAATTTAGCGTTATTTACTAATTATTTTGTATGTTATTGATTTTATATGATTATAATTTGCTGTGGCTTGCCTGTGGCTTGCCTGTGCTTTAGCAGTGCTTTAGCAGTGCTTTAGCCGTGGCTTGCCTGTGCTTATGCAGTCAAGATAAAAGTAGTCAGACAATTTCGGATAACTTTATGACAATTTCGGATAACTTTTAAAAAACTTCTTTGCAATCATCAAGCGATCGGAAGACATGCACCAATAGACCTGCTCTATAAGCTTTCTCAATCCATTGCTTTTGTTTATCAGATAGTTTTCCCGTTTTTGTTTTGACTTCGATAAAATGAGTTAGACCAGCTTTTATCGCCATCAAGTCAGGCATCCCTGCATTAGGGTTTGGCCTTATTATGTCTCTTCCATAAACGTGGATCGGTCCCATGTAGTTTCGTATAACAAAAAAACCACTAGCTTTAAGATAATCCACAATTTGCTTTTGTATCTGAGACTCTTTCATTATAGTACTTCATATATAGTTTTAAATTTGATTGCAAAAAATAGGGTAAACTTCATGGATGTAAAAATCAATGTAAAAGAGTCTATAAGTCTTCCGATTGAAAAGTTGAAGCCATTCCAGGGTGAGCTGAAAAAACTATCTGAAGAGAACTTTAATAAGCTTCGTAATGAGATTCTCGACGATGGCTTTAACTTCGCTTTTCACGTCTGGAAATCAGATAACTGCTACTTCATTCTCGATGGGCATCAACGCCATTACGTTCTTACACAGCTTAAAAAGCAAGGCTACAACATAGATCTAGTTCCTTGTAATGTTGTTGAAGCAGATGACATTGAAAGTGCTAAACGAAAAGTACTACAAGCTGTTTCCCAATACGGAAAACTAACAAACGAGGGATACCTCGAGTTCACACATGACTTAAACCTCGATTTCACTAACTTTGACCTACCTGATTTTACACCGCCTGATTTGCCTCAGCTTGAAATTGATAATGAGCCTAATGAAAAAGATATTGATAATGAATATACTAAAAAAATAAAGTCTCCTATTTATGAACCTACAGGAGAAAAACCATCTATTAATGAATTAGTTGATAATGAAAAAACTAACGAATTAATAAAAAAAATAAATGAATCAGAAATAAATGAAGAAATAAAAGATTTCTTAATATTTGCAGCTCATAGGCACAGAGTATTTAACTATACTAAAATTGCTGAATATTATGCTCATTCACCCAAAGATGTACAGGAGTTAATGGAAAATTCAGCTCTAGTTATTATCGACTTTAACAAAGCAATACAAAATGGATTTGTAAAGCTATCGGAAGACTTGGCAGGGGTATACAATAATGGTTAGTGAATATAAAAATAATTTTGCTGTATTTATTCTTACTCATGGTAGACCTGATAGGGTGTTAACTTTTAATACCTTAAAACGTAATGGATATAGCGGTAAAATTTATATAATTATAGATGATTTAGATAAAACTAGAGATAAATATATTTCTAATTTTGGGGATAAAGTTATTATTTTTAATAAAAAAGAAATATCTAAAAAATTTGATACCGCAGATAATTTCAGTGATATGAGGGCAATAGTTTATGCAAGAAACGCTTGCTTTGAAATAGCAGAAAAATTAAACATAAAATATTTTGTTCAATTAGATGATGATTATGTTAAATTTGATTGGAGATTCAATGCAAATTTTGATTATTGCGCTCATATTGCAAGGAATATAGATGATATTTTTTCAGCAATTTTAGAATTTTATATTAATACTAATATTAAATCTATAGCTTTAGCTCAGGGTGGGGATTTTATAGGTGGATCGGAATCAAATTATTCTCAAAAAATTAAGCTATCCCGTAAATGTATGAACTCATTTTTTTGCTCAACGGATAGGCCGTTTAAATTTTTAGGCAGAATAAATGAAGATGTTAATACATATACAAAAACAGCAAGTACAGGGGAATTATTTTTTACAGCTAATCAAGTAAGTTTAACTCAATTACAAACACAATCAAACTCAGGTGGAATGACAGATATATATCTTGATTCAGGAACATATTTAAAAAGCTTTTACTCTGTAATATTTCATCCTTCATCTGTTAAAGTTAGATTAATGGGATCAAAATATAAAAGACTTCATCATTCTGTTAAATGGGAAAATACAACACCTTTGATTTTAAATGAGAAATATAAAAAACTGTAGAATCAAAAAGCAGTTAAAACATGATATAATATATACTAGTATAAAAAAAGCGTTATCAAATATTATCAAGATAATAATTCTTTTAAAAAGAGATTTAAAACTATGACTTTTGTTAAAGGTAAATCAGGAAATCCAATTGGCAGGCCAAAAGATCCACAAACAACAATAAAAGACCTAGAAACACTCCAAGAACTATCAAAAGGGTTTGTAGAAATCAAAATAGCTGCAGCAATGCAAAGAACAATCAAACAACTTATGGCTGTCTTTAAAGATCCAACTAGCCAAGCTATCGATGTAGCAATCTCCTCGATTATGATAAACTCGGCTAAAGGTGATTATAAGGCTCTTAACTTTCTTTTTGATAGGGTTATAGGTAGAGTTACTGAAAAGATCGATATGAACCTACCTGAGCCTTTCGTATTAAAGTCTTTAGACGGTAAATCAGAGACTACTTTGGGTATGAAACGTCAAGAAAAGGATTGATATTATGACTTCTCAAAACTTAGGTGATTTAGAACGCAATAAATTCTGGCTAACAGGCGGTGTAACTAATTCGGATTGTAGACAACAATTTTCGATTCAATGTACATCATCTCATCTTTTTCCCCTGGCAGACGGTTCATGCAATGGGTTCACTTTTGTTAATAAATTTGGAAGAGTGTTGAACTATGGGACAAGCATAGTTGATGTGAATGACTTGGGAACACCTTCAGTTTATACTTGGCTTACTAGTCCAGTTCAATTAGAGGCTATTTCTTCAAGTGCTAATGATGTTGCTACAACAGGTACAGGAGCAAGAACCATTGTAGTGCAAGGTTTGGATGCAAATTTTGAGGAGTGTGAAGCTACAATAAATATGGCTGGGCTTTCAGCTTCAACAGCTACAACGCAAACTTTTCTTAGAATCCATAGGGCTTATGTTGCTACATCTGGAACATATGGAAGTACAACAGCCGGATCACATATAGGTAACATAACAATTAGAACTTCAGGAGGTGGTGCTACTCATATATATCTCAATGCTGCAACGGCACCTGTTGGACAATCACTAGTCGCAAGATATACAATACCAGCCGGTAAAACAGGCTATTTGACTCATGCAAATTTTACCGCTGCAGGAAACAAACTATCTGATTTTTATTTGTGGCGTCGATTTAATGCTGATACAGTGGCAGCGCCTTATGGAGTTAAAAGAATTATTGAAACCTTTAATGGTGTGTCTTCATATTTAAGTAGAGAATGGCATATTCCAATTAGACTCCCCGAAAAAACTGATATATGGGGTTCAGTAATAGGCGCTGGTACAGGTTCAAACGCTAGTTTAGCCTTCGATATAGTAATGTGTGATAACGTAGAATAGGGGAAAATATGAAAGTAATAGCAGACATTGGGAGTAACTGGAATTCTCTCGACGATTGTTTTGAAAGTTTTTAAGACCATATCCTGCAAGGTAGTTAATGGAGTTTCAACCGCACAGTGAAAAGCAAAGCATAATTATAAATTCTGAAAAAAGGATTGTAATACTTGCTTGTGGAATACAGTACGGCAAAACGATAAGCGGTGTGGTATGGCTTAAAACCATGATGCACCGCTTCACTAACGAGGATGATAACTTTCTAGTTTGCTCACCTACCTACAAAATTCTTGAACAATCGACACTACCTCCTTTTCTTATGATCAATAAGGGGTGTGGTCGCATGGATCGGGCTAATATGTGCTTCCATATGCATAATGGGGGTAAAGTTTGGTTCAGAACGGGACAAAATCCCGATAGTGTTGTTGGTATCACCAATGTTAGGGCAATACTTTGTGACGAGGTGGGGCTTTTTTCTCGTTATTACAAAGATAATATATTTGCTCGTTCAAGTTTTATGGAAGCAAAAATAAGAATGGTAACCTCACCATATTCACTTAACTGGTTATACACTGACTTCATAAGACCGTATCAAAAAGGTGACGAGTATATAAAACAGTTGATTGATTTAGTCCAAGCAACATCAAAAGAAAATCCATACTTTCCTGATAAAGAATATGAAGACCGGCGTAGAACTATGGACGCTCGTAGGTTCAACATGATCTATGGCGGTCAATTTGACAAGGCTGAGGGCTTAGTTTATGACTGCTTTGACCAGTATGCACACCAAGTTGATAAAATAAATCTACCACCTGGAACTAAATTTTATGCAGGTGTTGACTGGGGCTTTCGTGATCCCTTCGTTATGATTGTGAGGGCAGTAACTCCCGACGGTCTACATTATGATGTTGGTGAGTTTTTTAAAGTGGGAATGACAATTGATAACATGATCGATGCCGCTTCCAGGTATAAAGCATTGCATAACATCGAAAGGTTTTATTGCGATCCCTCTAGACCAGAGTACATATCTCTTTTTAATCAACATGGGCTTAGAGCGTTTGCAGCGGAAAACGATATCAGGCTTGGCATTGATAGACATTATGAATTGATTAAGTCTGGCTTGTATGCTGTTTTTAGGCGCTCTTGTCCCAATTTGATAGATGAGTACGAGCAATATCATTATCCTGAGCTGAAAGAAACCAAAGTAGATCAGGTCCAGAAAATGGAGCTACCCGTGGACAAGGATAACCACACTCAAGATGCCGTTAGATATGTCACTATGGCAACATATAAACAGCTAGGCAAAAAACGCAATAAAGTAGTTATTCATTCAGAAAACTATGGAAAAAAGAAAATAATTTCTCCATACTATGACAATGAAATAGAAAATCTTAAAAAACGCAAGAGAAAAAATTATGCCGATATACCCCTATGAGTGCGATTGTGGAGAAAATTTCGATGTTGTTGCAAAAATAGCCGACATTGATAATCTTGCTCCAAATTGCCCTAATTGTGGTATAATGTTAGGCAGATTGAACAGAAGACTTGCAAAAGTCAATTTCTCGAATGAAAAAGTTGAAGACTCAGAATGGTGCCCAGCGTTGGGCTGCGTTGTGAAAGGTCAAAAACATCGGGAAAAGATTGCCAAGGAACGGGGTTTAGAACCGCTAGGCAACGAGTCAATTGATACCGTCAATTCATTCTTTGATCAAAAGCAAAAAGAAGTTGAAAAAAAGCGTTCGGAAGAGCTTAAACATGAGGTTCTGAGCGCCTTGCAATAAAGGCTTTTTGAATGATTGATGAAATGAATAATGGTGATTCTTATGATTCCCCATTAGAAAACAAAGGCTATGTTGAGCCTGAAATTTCACAAGAAGAACAATACGAAGTCAAACGTCTTATGGATCTTTTTTATGTCTTTAAGCGTTATCGGGCAAGATATGATAAAAAATGGCTCAACTATTATCATATAGTCCGAGGCAAGCAATGGGATTCCAGGCGACCAACTTGGAAAAACTCTGAGCTTATAAACTTCGTGTGGCAAACAATTCAAAGTCAAATCCCACTTCAAACCGATGTTAGGCCAAGATTTTCCTTCTTACCCACAGAGCCTAGTGACATTGAGTTTGCCAACTTACTAGATCAGATAGCCGAATCAGATTTTGAAAGATACAACTGGTTGAGGGTAGTTTTTGAAGTGCTACTAGATGGGTATATCTACGGTACAAGCTACGCTTCAGTTTCATATGATCAAAAGGTTGATAACGGTATTGGCGGTGCTGTTTTTAAATCAGAGGATATCTTTAAATGTTATCCACACCCCGACTCTAATGTCATCAATGATATTGACGGCAAGACTTTCATTTATGCAGGTCCAGAATCAACAGACAAGCTTAAGCATGAATTTCCTGATAAAGCGAAGTTCATACGAAAAGATGTTGTTGATAAGATGAGAAAAGAAAAAACTCTCATAAACCAATCTGAACAGACTGACTATTTTAATTCTGATTTAGACTTACCAATGGGCATGCAATCGGGTTCCAGTGATTGTGTTCTTGATGACATACCTAGAACTATGGTCTTTCGTTTCTATATGCTTCCTAAAGAAGTTGAAGAAACTGAAGAAATAGAAGTTGATGAAGAGACAGGCGAGGAAAGCAAAAGTTATACTGTTAAGCGAAAATATCCCAATGGTAGATATGTTGTAATAGCTAACAAAATGAAGCTATACGATGGGCCATTGGAATACGACGATTTAAATATACCTTTTGCAAAGTACAACAATTATATTCTCCCTAGAGAATTTTATGGTGTCTCTGAAGTAGAACAACTTGAATCACCACAAGCAGTGTTTAACAAAATGCTTAGCTTTTCCCTTGATGCCATTGCAATGACGGGTAATCCTATTTGGATAGTGGATTCTAATTCAGACGTTTTAACAGACGAGCTGGCAAATATACCGGGCAGTATCGTTGAAAAAAATCCAGGTACAGAGGTCAGACGAGAATCAGGCGTTGGACCAAGCCAAGCCTCTTTTACAATGCTTCGAGAGCTTCAAGGCTGGTTTAATACCGTAGCCGGTAACTCTGAATTTTCAGAAGGCAGAGCGCCAGGCGGTGTTACTGCAGCAAGTGCGATTGAACAGTTAATGCAAGCTAGTAGAACTAGAGTAAGACAAAAGCAAAGAAACCTTGATGAATTCATGAAAGACGCTGGTAGACTTTGGATGAATCGAGTTTTCCAGTTTTATACGGTTCCAAAGATCTATCGATTAACTAATTCAGACGGATCAAACGAGTTTAAAAAGTTTTCTATCGAGAAAGACCAGGAAGGTCAGACTGTGGCCATATTCAGCGATTATCAAGAGGATGACGCTGGTAGATTGATACAACTTCCTGAGCGTAGGCTTGTGTTAAAAGGTCAATTTGACGTTAGAGTAACAACAGGAAGTGAGTTACCTTTTGATGTAGCCGACAATGAAAGAAAGGCATTAGCTCTATTTGATAGAGGCATAATAGATGAGGAAGAGGTTCTTGTTAGGACAGATTACCCGAACAGGGAAAAAGTACTAGCCAGGCTTCAGGAACGTAAGCAGCAAGAAATGGAAATGGCTCAACAACAGCAACAGCAACAGCAACAGGGAGGTGCTTAAGATGCCAGACGGAATGCAAGAAGGTGGGGGAGCGCCTCAAGGTGCAAATCCTGCAGAATTAGTTCAAGGAGTGGCACAAGCTGCGCAAATTATTTTAGAGGGTGTAACACAAGCCGAGGGCGTACCGCCTGAAGCTAAAGAAGCGCTTGCTCAAGTAACTGAACAATATTTAGGAGTGCTTGGTCAGATTGTTGGCGGTGGACAACCACAAGGTGGACAACCACAAGGAAGGCCAGTTGAATCAATGCCAGGTGGAAGACCTTTAACCCCTTCAGGAATGTAAAAAATTATGTTTGAACTTTCAGAAAATGATATCCCAGAAGCTTCTACCCTTGAAATTCAAGATCAAGGACAAGCTCAGGATACTATTAATTCTAGTATCCCCGAACCACAAAGCACTGAACCGCAATTTTTCGAGTATCAGGCATCGGGTAAAACAGTTAAAGAGGATCTTGAGACAATACTTAAAAGAGCTTCGCAGGGCTATAACTACGCTCAACTTGTTAACGAGCATAAAAACTCTGTTGAATCTTTTCAAAGTGAGCGAGATCGACACTTAGCAGATTTGGGCGTTTGGAA